GTGCCTCGTCTGAGGGGACAATGATATCATCCCCATAGACGAAAACGGTACGACTGTACTCTCGTACATTCTTACCGGTAACCGGAAGCTTAGCTCTATGTAATCTCGACGCAACAATGACGCAAAAGAACGTCAAAGCTTCCATCGGGAAACATAGGGCTGAACCCATCGAGGCAAATTTGTTCAGAGTGACAATCTTGCCACTAGGAACTTTTGCCCTCGTGCTCCTGCAAGCGAAAACCATATCCGAGAGGATAGGGCAAACGCGAAGCAATCGACGCACGAGATCTGAATGGACTCGGTCACTCGCCTCGCTAAGGTCTATGGTTGCTAAGCAACCATCAACCGAAGCGCGGAGAGCTAGAACTTGGTTTGTCGATTGGCGCGTAAAATTTACGTGACCACCGGCATATCCACTATTTTCTATTAGTGGAACCAAGAACTTTAGCAAAGCCTGTTGTGTATACTGCATACACACAGGTTCAATTGCTATGACACGAGGCGTCTTCAGAGTCTTAGGAACGAATACAACCCTGACGGGTTCTTCGTTCTCGGGTTCGATGAACTCAACATTCGCAAGAGGGCAATCATCCTCACCGAGGTTTCGGAGTGATCCGACACCATATTCGGTAAAAGGAAATTCAGCCTCAAGACGATTGTGCCACCGTTGTAGAGAATACTTGGAATTTCCAAGTATTTTCTCCTGGGTTGAACCAGGACCGTGGACTGGTCTGAGTTCTTCGTAGGGATCCCCATTGGGGATCCCTGCGAGGATGTCCGCAAGGACAATAGATGAAACTTTATCAAAATAACCTGATAAAGCTTCACTAAAATCAAGACCATCGAGTTCATCCTCACACTTAAGGAACGCCTGCTCTGCCTTTCTCTCGCGCCTTTCTGAGCACGGGAGTAAGACCTTCTTATGCAATAGGCAAATCTGCCTAACGCTCTGAATGCAGTCGATGCAAGGATCCTTAAGAAGCTTACGATCAGTACCGAATATCTTGGAAAGGAAACCCCTTAGAAATAAGGGGAGCCCGTGACGAAAGTGGAAACCACTTAAGTCACTTGGATCCAAGCGACCTATGTCAAGCGCTTTTTCAAACGCTTTACAGTAGGACGGAAGAGTGATAGTTAAGAAACTTTCACCTTCATTCTCGGTACGACGATGGAGTGTTCTCACATCCATTGTCGGGTCGACACCACACCTAGTCCCGCAATTTAGCAGGACCTGTTCCGAGAGCCATACAAGGCTTTTCACGACGCCTCCTGTTATGGGGGTTCGTCGGTCCAGGGTTTGCTGTAGCTTCTTACGAAGCTCCCCAGTAAGCCATATGACCGTATACTGACGAAAGATCATCCATTACTATGGAAAGATTCCCATAGTACCAGTTGATAAAATTTGCATCGAATTCACATCCGATACAAATCAGTGTCAGTATGGTGATGAAGTAGACAAGAACAATGGGATGAAAGTTTCTCATCGTTCAAATCAGGTTTCACCACCCAACACCTTGAGCAGATTTGCCGACGTGCACCAGCTCGAAAGAGCAACTGCAATATCGCGCAATTCGGCATTCGTGTAGCCAATGGTCGGGCCATCGAGGACCATATAGACGGAGCTAGAGTACAAGAGATTATTGGCAGAAGTCAGTGGATCGGCAGCGATCTTCTGTGCGTCAAGACGCACAGTAAAGCGCTTACGTTTTCCGTACTGATGACTGACAGTAAGCTTGTACGTAGCATCGTCCTTCTGGTAAACCGAGGACTGACCATTACGTTCAATCGCAGGAAGCGATTGAGCTACGGCGTTGACAGTGACAGACTGAGGGTCAGCAAACATTTGGAGCTCCGAAACGGGGACAAGGTTACACTCGGGAGATCCCGAGTGCAGCTAAGACGCCAAGTTGATAGTTTGAAAAACTATCAAAGTTAGCGCCGAATCCGTAAGGAGAGCCTACCACCCGAGTCTTGCGAATCGTCGAAGAAAACGCTTCGCCAGACATCACACCTGATCTGATTTCTCTGTTGGTTAAGAGATTATCATTCCAGGTGGTATACGATGACATACGGCTCCGTG